ACCTCGTACCGGGGCGTGTCCCACGTGGAGCAGCTGTTCGGCAAGGTGGGGGAGAGGGTGGGTAGCGAGTTTGTCGACCACGGATTCTCCAGTACCACCACCAACCCGGAGATCGCACGGTCGTTCGGGGCACAGCATCAGGGCGGGGCGTTGCTGCGGGTCACCACCAAGGCCGGTACGCGAGTGTTGAATCCGGCCGGTGCGGGCGGGTTCGGACGGTCCGAGCGCGAGATCATGATGCCTCGGGGGTCTTCCTACCGCGTCAAGGCAGACCGTATGGTCAGGCTGCACGACGGCACCCTACAACGTCAGATCGACCTGGAGCACGGAGGATGACGGACGTGGCGGATTCGAAGAAGTCCAAGCGGTTCACCTGGACACCGGGCGACCTGGTGTGGAAAGATCGTCCTACCAGTGCCCAGAAGCTGGCTGGTCAGGCGAGCGTGCCTAAGCGGAAGCAGGAGGGGAGCAAGTGAGCTGGGCCAAGTGGGACGCCGAACACCGCAGCGCCGGTGTGCGCGTGGCCGACGTAGGTGGCGGTCGGTCCAAGGTGACCTCGGGCGGCAAGCACCTGGGGAACATCGAGAAGCAGGGTAACCTGTACAAGGCCGTAACCAAGGTCAACGGGAACCTGCAGTCCCACACCGCCCTTACCCACCAGGGTGCGTTGAATCACATCCGGGCGGTGCACGGACTGCCTGCGGTGTCGTCCAAGAAAGCGGCTGCTCCTCAGGTCCCGCACGTCCCCGGCATGGGCCTGGCGTCTCCGAAGAAGACGGCGGCCAAAAAGACGGCAGCCGCCGCCCCCAAGACCGCTGCCGCAGCCCGCGACGCCATGCACGCTCCCGCACCGGCCAAGAAAACCGCCGCGCCCTTCCACGCCTGGAACGCTGAACACGGATCGGGCGGGGGTGGTGTATCGTCCGCCGACCAGATCGCCGCTTCGATCCGGGGTGCGCTCGGTCCGGGCAAGATGGACGCGCCGAAGATGACGTCCAAGACCGGCAAGTCCGGGTCGACCATCTCCCGGGCGGCCGAGTCGCGCTCGACCGCCGCGCACGTCCTGAAGAAGGACATGAAGCGTCCGGCACCGGTGAAGGGCGAGAAGGACCCGGCCGACGCCTTCCGTACCAAGATCCGCATGGCCGCCTACAACGAGAAGAAGAAGCAGGCGGTGGCGGCCGACCCGGTGAACGCGCACACCCCCCACACCGAAGAGGCCCTGAACCCGCACGACATGTCTCCGACGGACAAGGCAGAGGCCTATATGAAGGCTCGCAAGGCTGCCAACGCCGCAGGGTCGAAGGCGATGCAGGAGAATACCGTAGCGGCCCACCAGGCGGCCTACGACGCCCACAACAAAGCGATGGGCCTGGCCACCAGCTACGGGATCAAAAAAGGCCACAGGGGCAACATGGAGCTGCACGCCAAGCAGATCCAGAAGCTCGGCGGTACGGTCAACCCGGGCAAGGGAGCGCCCGCCGCCAAGAAAACGGCGGCGTCGTCCTCGGCCGACAAGATCGCGGCGGCGATCAAGGGCGCCCACGCCGAGCAGCACGGCAAGGTGGTACCCAGCGCCCCGGCGGTGAAGAAGGCAGCTGCGCCCAAGGCCAAGGCTCCGAAGGTGACTCACACCGTCCCGGCCCTGGTGGAGAACAAGCACGCGGAGGGCAGCACGGAGGACCTGGCGGACAAGGCGGACGCTGCTACCCACGCCGCCAACGCCAGCCCGTCGTACGTCAATCACCAGAAGGCGTATCAGGCTCACGCGGCGGTGCTGTCGAAGCTCGGCAGCACGTCGCACTCCGGGTCCGACCAGTACAAGGCCCGCGACTACCACACCATGATGCAGGGATACCACCGGTTCGCGGCCGACCACCCGAGCAAGGTGATCCCGGCGGGAGTGAAGGAGGAGCACACGGACAAGCTGGCCGACCGGATACCCCAGGCCAGCGCACACCAGATGTTTACCTCGTTCACCGAGAGCAACTCCCGGCGGCACTCCCAGCAGCTGTACACGGCGCTTCCGAGGGCGTCCGAGGCCAAGCTGACGGCGGCCGAGAAGTCGTCGATCGGGGCGTACTCCAGCAGCGGATACGGGACGATCAACGCGCACCACCGCAACCCCGGAAAGCTGTCCGCAACCGACAAGGCGTACGCCGAGAAGCACACCGCCAACCTGGACTCGGCGTTCAGGAAGCAACCCGCTCTGGAGCACGACCTGGTGACCTACCGGGGGACCCGGGAAGCGGACAAGCTGTTCGGCAAGGTGGGGGAGAAGGTCGGGGGCGAGTTCGTCGACCACGGATACACCAGTACCGCTACTCACGCGGCGGTCGGCGGCGGATTCGGCGGCGGCATGGCCGGTAGCAACACCAACACGCTGGTCCGCATCCTGCATCCCCAGGGGTCCAAGGTGATGAAGCTGTCCGACACCAGCAGCTTCGGCGATTCCGAGCGGGAGATCCTGACACCGCGCGGCACCCGGTTCCACATCGCCGCCGACCGGATCGTCACGCTACAGAACGGCCGGACTCAGCGGCAGGTGGACCTGATCCGCAAGTAGTTTATAGCGTGACACAAAGTCAATGGGTATGATACAATTTTCTTAGATAAGGAGGTGTGTAGTGAAGACACCCAAGACGCCGACTGACGAACGAACCGCCGACAAGATGACTTGGAAGCCCGGGGATGTCCAGTGGGTCAAGGACCCACCGGCCCGTCCGAAGAGAACCGCTGCCCAGCGGCTGGCCGACCGGATCCGGCGCAGTGACGGAACCGACCAACAGCGCCGGTAACACCCCGGCCGAGCAACAGGCTGTGTCAACGGTGACGGTGGAGAACGCCGCCGCCGTCGCAGCCATGTTGGTGCTGGAGAAACATGCGGTCGAGGCCGTGTCCGGACCCCTGCGCAGGCAGCTGTCCGACACTCTCCGGCTTCTGGCCAGCAGGTATGTGCTGATGTTCGGGGGACTGGACCGTTCCACCACCCCCGCCCAGGCACAGCAGCTCGTCAGCGTATTGACTGTCGAGCTGGAGCAGATTCGACAGTACGACCCGGTACCGGCGCTGACCGCCGCCACCGACGATGCCCGACGGGCGGGGGTGGTGTACGCCAACCGGCACCTGCCGGACCCGGTGTCGGAGGCAGAGGTACCGGTGGACAAGGCCGTACAGGACGCGGTCGAGGCTGCCCCGGCCGCGATCTCCGACGCTGTGGACGCGGCGCAGCAGTTTGCGCAGCAGCTGCCCATCACCGGCTGGGACGACGCCGTGCGGGCGGTGGGCAAGGCCAGCCAGGCGGCCTCGAACCTGGAGGGGCGAACCTCCTGGGTGGTCAACCGGGCCAACTCGTCCTCGATCTCCTACATCGCCGCCCAGCGCGGCGCCCTGCTGCTGTGGGTGGCGGAGCCGGACGCCTGTGTAGTCTGTCTGGCGCTGTCTGGACACACGGTCAACCCGGCCGAGGGCGAAGGATTTGACGAGACGGCCACTTTCGGAAAGCCGGGGTCGGCACCGGATATCTACCCGCCCGGTATGCCGCTGATGCGTCCGCCGCGTCACCGATATTGCCGCTGCCACCCGGAGATCTGGTACGGCCCGGCGGTACCGGCGGGCGGCCCCGAGGAGACCTCGCTGTACAACCGGCCGGGGGTCGGGGCCAACGTGGACCTGCCCGCCGCTCTGCGGCGCGAGGCCAAGCGGTCGATCCTGTACGGATGGTCGCTACCCAGCGAATCCAATATTTCACGACTCGATGCTGCGGCCCGTCTGCTGGCCAAGGGCGCAGGTCTTCCGAAGTCGGTCGAGGCCAAGTCCCGCGCGGCGGTCAACAAGGGCAAGTTCGACAACCGGGTACATCCGTCGAAGAGGCGCACTGCACACCGTCCGTAGCCGATGTTAAACTGGCTACAGTTTGCAGATGCAGACAGCTGTCGCCCCCGTTGGGAGTTCGCACATGAGCCGTATCCGCCTGCTTCCCCCGCCCGGTCAACCGATCGGCCACCTCAGGGACGGACGTTCCGTCTACCCCGTGATCGGAGCAGCCTCCGACGAGTTCGAGATCGAGGCCGATGAGCCCGACGACGCGGAGGACGAGCCCGACGACGACGAGGAGGACGACGAGGAGGGCGGCCAGGACGGCAAGTGGGCCCCTCCCTCGAAGGCCGAGTGGCTGAAGGTCCAGAGCGCCCTGTCGAAAGCCAACGCGTCGGCCAAGGAGCGCCGTCTGGCGCTGGCCGAGAAGGAGAAGGCCATCGCGGAGCTGCAGAAGCGGGAGGCCGAGCGGGAGGCCGAGGCCGAACGCAAGGCCCTGCTGGATGGCCAGCAGCCGACACCGGCGGGCAAGGGTAAGAAGGGGGGCAGGGGTGGTGTAACGCCACCGGTCCCAACGCTCCCGGACAGCGTGCTGACTAAGGCCCAGGTGCGGCAGCTGACTGCGCAGGCGGCGAAGGAGGCCGAGGAGCGCACAGTCGCCAAGTACCAGGACAAGGTGGTGAAGGCGGCGGCTCGTGCGGCTCTGAAGGACGCCGGTGCAGCGGGCAACGTCTCCCGGCTGGTGGCGCTGCTGAATCTGGAGGAGGTCCAGATCGACGACGATGGCGAGGTTGCCGAGGGTCTCGACGACCAGATCGAACAGCTGAAGCAGGAGCTGCCGCAGCTGTTCGCTCCGCCGGAGCCGCCCAAGCCGGTGCGCAAGCGGGCCCCGGCTCCGAAGGTCACGCCAGCCGGTCGCCAAGACATCGAGGAGCGTCCGCAGTCCTCAGCCGAGCGTATCGCCGCACTGGCGCTCGGCAACCGCGTATAGCTCTTGACGTCCTGACGTGGTAACATAGTCTCAGCTCGCGGGTGCGGGTGGGTACGGACCTGGATTGGTCTAAATCAACCAGCAACGACTCACCCAAACCCAGGAGACAAGCAGATGTTCTCTGCTAACCGTCTGCCGGGCGGTCCTGGTATCGCCCCCAAGACGATCATCGGCTACATCGGCGACAGGCCGGTCTACGCCGTCGCGGGCGGTGCCCGAGACACGATGGAAGCGTGGATCCCCGAGGAGTTCGACTCCCAGGTGATCATGCGCGTGAACCAGATCTCCGGCGTCGAGGCGCTGGGATCTCCGGTCCCCATGAACTCCGAGACCCGGTCGGTCCCCCGGTCCGCCGGTGTCGGCGTGGCGCTGGTCGCCAAGGGCGGCACCTACTCCGAGGACCAGTCGGTCAACGACTCGGTGATCCTGTCGGCGCAGAAGTTCGGCCAGGCGGTCCGGATCGCGGAAGAGGACATCGACGACGCGATCGCCGACGTCATCGCGACCAAGCAGAAGGACTGGGCCACCTCCTACGGCAAGATGTTCGACAACGCCTGCCTGGCGACGTCGGCCGCTGTCGGTACAGGCGTTCCGTTCGCGTCGGTGTACTACAGCCTGACCCAGACGAACTCGAACACCGGATACACCGCCAATGCCAACCTGACCCAGACCGGCAGCGCGGGCACCACCTACGCCACCCTCTCCAACTCGCTGGGCAACGTCGAGCGCGGCAACTACTTCGACATCTCCGAGATGGTCTGCCTCGCCCACCCGGCGTACCGCAACCTGCTGCGGAACATCAAGGACACGAACAACCGACCGATCTTCCAGGAGTCGACGGCGGGCTTCCCCGGCGGCGGCATGGCCTCGTCCCCGGACACGATCTTCGGTATCCCGATCCACTGGTCTCTCGGCGCGATGACCTCGGCGACGGCCACCCCGACCCCGACCGGCAACCCGCTGCTGATCTGGGCCAACCGCAACTACATGATCATCGGCCGCCGGTCGGGTCCGGAGTCGGTGTTCATCGACGGCCGGAACGGCCTGTCGGCGCTGACCGACGAGTCGATCCTGAAGATGCGCGCCCGGCGCGCGTTCGCGGTCGGCCACGAGGCGGCGTTCGCGGTCCACGAGGACAACTCGGGCAACATCAACCTGTGACGCGCGGCCTGACGGCCACCCGCGTCCCGCCACAGACGGCGGACGGCGTCTCAGGCGGAACGCCGTCCGCCCAGCCGGTCCCTGCCGGGACCGGCTCCGGTATACCGCCGAAGGAGCGACCAGATGCCCGACTACACCGGGGGACAGTTCCCGTCTCTGGACGGCAACCCGGAGGCCGAGGTGGCGCAGCGGACCGAGCCCGACACCGAGGGCAACTGGTTCCGCAAGGTGTTCACAGTCCACAACCGCGCCCACACCACCGGCCTGCCGGAAGATCACCAAATCCACCAGGACAACGCCGTGGGGGTGCTGCAGGCAGCTCTCCAGCAGGGCCTGCATCCGAAGTCAGCCCCAGAGCTGGAGTCCGAGGAGCCGCACCCGTTCGACCCGAACCACACCAACCTGACCTACCGGGTACAGGTGGTTCCGGCGGTGGCGGACGAGGACCCCGGCTCGACGGTCACCCCGTCCACGATGGTGGGCGGCCACGACTTGATGACCGAGCCGCTGCCGGTGTACCCCGAGACGGGCTCCGGTGCGGTCTCGGAGGACCCGGAAGAGACGCCCGGCCCTGAGGACCCGGAGCCCGTGGGACAGGCGCCGGAAGAGGCCACGGAGGGCTGATCGCGGATGTCCGCCACCGGGTACGGCCAGACGGCGGACCTGTCCAGGGTCGCCAAGGTAGGCGACATCATGTCCGGCCCGCTGGTACTCAGCGGCAGCCCGCCGCTCCAAGTGGCGGCGGGGGCGGCTGCGGGCGACGTCTGGACCTCGGACAGCCAGGGCAACGGGTCCTGGCAGCCACCGGCGGGCAGCAACACCACCCCCTACCCGCGACAGTTCGAGGTGCGGGCAGACGGACCGGCCTCGACCCAGGTCGCCACGGTAGGTACTTGGACGCCGACCTACCTGTCGAACGCTGACACCGGCAACTTCGTCGGATGGGTCAACATCTCCGACGGTGCCCAGAACGACAAGATCTCGTACGATCTGGCCTGCGCGGCCGGTACCTACACGGTCGAGCTGCTGCACCTGCCTTTTCAGAACCGGGGCATCTACACGATCCAGATCGACGGGGTGTCGGTCGGCACGGTCGACGGCTACGCTGCCAGCCTGACCCCGCAGCGTGCTAAGCTTACCGGCGTGGCGGTCAGCACGTCCGGGGTTCACACGGTCAGTCTGCTGATGGCGACCAAGAACGCAGCGTCCAGCAACTACGTGGGTGTGGCAGACCGGTTGACGTTCACCCGGACTGCTTAGGCGGGAGGGGGTGGTGTAGGTGACCATAAGCGTCAATCAAGGTCAGACAGCCGATCTGGTTGTGCAGTGGGACGCCTACCCGGGAGGTCCCCCTGCCGACGTTATCGGCCTGACCATAACCGTCAATCAGGTGGCCAACGGCAGCAACGTGCTCGGCCCCACGTCGGCGGGGGTGGTGCACCAGGCTACCGGACTGTACACCTTCCAGTGGGCAGTGTCCACCAGTCAGGCGACCGGCGACTACGTGGCGATCTGGAATGCCACCTACGCCGGTTCTGCGGTCCAGACCTCCGAGATCGTAACGGTCGACGCGTACGACAACTCGGTGTTCCTGACCTGGTGCGACATCACGCTGGACGAGGATCTGATCGGCGGGCGCGGCAACGTGAACGCAGTGAACCCGGTCAACTGGGTGAACAACGTGACCGGGGTCACCCTCACCCCGCTGCAGATCCAGAACGCCCAGCAGGTGCTGAACATGTTCAGCAACTACACCCCCGAGTCGTCCGGTTTCAACATGCAGCCGTTCGACCTGATGTATCTGCGCTACGGCCTGGCGTACCAGGCGGTGTGGCAGGTGGGGCAGCCGGGCCTGCTGTACCGGAACAACGTGAAGCAGCTGTCGCAGGACGGCCTGTCGACCACGATGGACGACCAGGGCACCGAGCGGTCCCTGATGCTGGCCCCGCTGGCGCTGCGGTCGTTGAAGCAGCTGTCCTGGCAGAAGTCCCGGTCGCTGCGGGTCCGTACGCCGTTCATCGACGACCAGACCCCGATCTCGTCGGACCCGGATGCCGAGGCCAACGACCTGTACGAGCGCTGGGTCGACATGTACAACTTCGGCTATCGAGGAAGCTCGACGCCGTAATGAGCAAATCCGCCGACAGCATCGCTGCCCGCGAGCAGGTGTACAAGCAGCTGTCCCGGCGGTTCCCGCCGGACGCCATCGCCTGGGTCAAGACCGTACGCTGGGACCCGGCCGCCAAGATCGACCTGGACGAGTTCGACACCTCCGACCGGTCGGACTGGGCGGCAGCATCCGAGCCTAAGCAGGTGGAGCGCGAGGTCAGCAAGTGGCAGGACGGGACCGCCGCGCCAGCGGTCGCCATCCGGATCGGCGCCAGCCCGCAGTTGATCATCGTCGACGGACACCACCGGCTCATGGCCCGGGAGCACATGCACAAGCGCCGCATGTTGACCTGGGTCGGGTACGTACCGAACAACACCGGTCCGTGGATGGAGACCCACCTGTCCCAGTTTGGAGGCCCGTCAGGCTGATGCAAGCCTTCCCCACCACCACAGTCAGCATCCTGCGAGGCACCCACACCACCCCCGCCGGTGACACCGTCGACAGCCTCACCCCGGTCCACACCGGCATACCCGCCTCCGTCATGGAGCGCAACCGCAACGGGATCGACTCCCAGACCCAGGACCCCCGGGTGTACCGGTACACCATCTGCCGCCTCCCGGCCGGTACCGACGTGCTCGACACGGACCTGCTGAAGGACGAGACCTCAGGCAAGATCTACTCCATCTCGTCGGTATCTGTGCTCAACAGTCCGGTACACACGCCGGATCTGAGGCTGGACCTGCAGTACGTCAACTGACACGGACCCGGTTCCAACTGTATACTTGGTCCAACATAAGCTTATCTTCGGAGGCGAAGCACCATGGCCAACATTCCGGACCTGGGGAGCCGCGACCCGCTGAACGCGGACCGGCCTGCGGGCAACGCCTCCAACGGCGTCTCGCCCGGCCAGACCGCGAAGCTCCTTCGCGGTCAGGGCGCGATCGGCGCGGCCCAGGAGGCGCACCACCAGCCGACCAAGGAAGCGCACCCGAACGGCCCGTTCGTCGACCGCGACGGCAGCCGCTACCGGGTCCCGAGCAAGTAGCTCGGCGCCCGTCCCACAAGCAAGCACCAGCACCGTCCCCTGCAGCCGGGGTAGACCCGGTAGGGGGTGGTGTAACGACCCGACGTAGAGGAGGGTGTGTTCGGTGGCCACTGAACTGCAGATCAACGACGGCTGGTACGAGGACCACGTCCTACCCAGGGTCAACGAGGTTGTGATCCGTACCGCTGTCGCCGTGCGCGCGGACGCACAACAGATCTGCCCGGTGGATACCGGCGCACTCAAGGAGTCGCTGGTCGCTCTGAACGTGTCGCTGGGCGTCGCCCGCGTCTCCTCCCACCTGCCGTACTGCGCGGCGGTCGAGCTGGGGTTCCATGGCGAGGAGTACGTCAGGCCGTACATGCGCCAGGGTCACCAGGTGCGCGGCCACATCCGGCAGGGCAACAGTCCCGAACAGCCGTTCCTGCGTCCGGCGCTGTACCGCGTCCGCGACCTGTCTGCGATCATGGCGTGACATGACGTACACCTACCGCGCCAACACCGACCTGGTGACCGGGCTGTGGCTGTCCAGCCTGCCCGGTCTCAACTCCGGCATGAACGGACGCCAGGTGCCGGAGAAGGTCGAGCAGAACGCCAGCCTGGTCACCTCCGGTTTCGTAACCTGGGCGACGGTCGGCGGCAGCCCGAACATGTACGTACCCGAGCGCGAGCCGGTACTGTCGATCAAGTGCTACGGGTTCCCGGCCTTGACTGCCTCCCGCAAGCCCCAATGGGCCATAGCGAACGGTCTAGCCGAGAACATTGTCGCCGCCTGCCAGGATACCTCGAACTTCAACGCCAAGCTGATACTGCCCAGCGGGTACCCGCCCGCCCGGGTCCAGCAGGCGCACGCGCTACAGGAACCGCGTCCGCTGTACGGGGACCGTGCGTACTGGGCGGTCTACCAATTCGATCTGCAGATGTACTGGTTGGAGCTGCCATCATGAACCGCAGGTACGCGATGGTGGGGGCAGTGTCGAACGAACCGCTGTCCTACGGCGGTCTGATCCTGGTTCACGACGACCCGGCCGAGCTGGAGTTCCTGTTCCAGGGCGTGGCGAAGGTGGTGGAGCTGGGCGGCCAGTTCCCCGAGCACGACTGCATATCGATCAAGCAGCACCCGGAACTGGCGTCGATGCGCTGGCCGCTGGACCGAGGGGATTTCACATGACCGAGCACCGGATCACCACCACGATGCAGCCCGACCGGGTGATCGAGGTCTCCGATGAGGAGCTGCAGGACCTGCAGCGCATGAACGTGGTCGCCTCCCTGCTGGGCGACGACCTGCCGACACAGGAGGTGGCCGACGGTGGCCAGGAAGAGCCCGAAGCTGACGGCGGACAAGCGCCGGAGCCTGAAGAGGTCAGACTTCGCCCTGCCGGGAAAGAGTAGCTCTACGCCCGGCGCGAAGGGCTCGTACCCGATCGACACGCCCGGCCGGGCCCAGAACGCCCTCGGAAAGGCGAAGCGTTTCGCCAGCCCGGCGGAGCAGGCGACGGTCAAAAAGAACGTCGCTAAGAAATACCCGGGGATGAAGATCTCCGGCGGTAAGAAGAAGAAGTAACCACCACCACCCCCGCCCGAACCGCCTGCCGGGCCTCCACAGAAGACAGGAGTTCTCGGTGTCTGTCACCGTCACCAACCTGATCATGGGCCCCGGCACGATCTATCAGGGCCTGTTCGGCGCGGCTGAGCCGCCCGACTACAACGTGAACCTGACTCCGGCGACGTCCTCCTGGACTGACATGGGGGGCACGCTCAACGGCATCACCCTCTCGGTCGACCAGCAGTACACCGAGCTGATGGTCGACCAGCTGGTCGACTCGATCGGCCGCCGACTCACCAAGCGCGAGTTCCTGATCACGACCCAGCTGGCCGAGCCGACGCTGAACAACCTGGCGGTGTCGCTGAACGGCGCCACCACCACCTCCGGCGCCACCTCGGCCGCCGGTACCTACCAGACGCTGGAGCCGCTGTACGCCACCTCGGCCACCCAGCCGACCTACATCGCGATGGTGATCGACGGGTACGCCCCGAACTCGCTGCGCCGTCGCGCGATCTTCCGCCGGATGCTGTCGACGGCCAAGGTCGACACCGCCATGGACAAGGCCAAGCAGACCGTGTTCACGGTGTCGTTCAACGGGCACTACGTCAGCTCCACCATCGCACCCATCCACGTCGTCGACCAGCTTTCCTGACCGGCGCGCCCCCACCTGAGGACACACCGCCTGTGGCCACCACCGCCAAAAAGACCGCCACCTCCCCGTCCAGCCGTGCCCGTACGGTCAAGGCGCCGACCGACCGCCCCCGGGCGCGTAAGAAGGCGGCTGCGGTCGAGGACATCCCGATGCCCGAGATCGACGTCCTCGATCTCGACGCGGAGGACCTGGAGGAGGGGGAGCCGGATTTTGTAGAGATCTTCCGCCTGGGCGGGAAGTCCTACTACATCGACCGGAACATCGGGGCCGGGGCGGCGCTGCGGATGCTGAAGACCATCAACACCAGCGGCGAGAACGCGGCGGTGGGGGCGATGCTGATGGAGCTGCTGGGCGAGGAGGCGTTCGACGCCCTGGCCAACCACCGGGGTATCAAGCCGCAGCACCTGGCGCAGGTGCTGCTGTCCTGTCAGAAGGCCATCCTGGGGGACGACAAGACGGGCCCAAAAGCCTGATCCTGCCCCGGCTGAAGTCCATGCTGTGGGTGCTGGAGATGGAGGGAGACGTAGAGTCCGACCTGTCGGTGTTCCACCGGGTAGACGACATGTACCACATGGGGTCTCGTCGGTGGGCGGTACTGGTGCCCCGGCTGTCCGCCTACGGCGGGGCGGTCCAGTACAGACTGCGTACCTGGGACCAGCAGGAGACGGAGCAGCAGGAACCAGCCCCGGCACCAGCGGTTCAATCCGGGCGTACCCCGGCGGGGGGTGGTGTAGAGGTGCAAATAGCGGCAGACGGTACCCCGATGCTACCGGGCCCACCGTCGCCGTGGGACGGCAAAGAGGTCGAGGCGACACCGGCAGCCCCTAACATGCCCAACATACAGAATCGCGCAGCCGCCCAGCCAACGCCGCTGCTTGTTTCTGATGAGACGCACACCTTCCGATCGCGCTGGGATGCGATTCAAACTGGGTTTGTGGATGAGCCTCGGCACGCAGTCGAACA